TGGTAGTTTCATGTAACAAAACTTGACCTTGTCCCCATCTTTGATTGTCTCATATCTGCGAGACAACTTTTTTGTTTCAATAAGTTTATTATATATCAATGCGCCGCGAACGTGAATTGGTGTGCCTTTCTGATAAAGATCAGTCTTACTCTGATATTTAGTCAGTTCAGAAACACCGCGCGGGAATGCTACATCATCAAATGGCAGAGTAAAAAACTCTTCTTTGAATTTGCGATTGAATTCATGAAACTCTGCTTCGGTGCCTTTCATGACTACCTTGAGTGCTTCTTTAATTTTTGTTCTGCATGATCCTGGTGTAGAAGACTTGACTGCTTCAATGCCAGACATTTTCAGTTTTGGTTCATTATAACGAACACCTTCTGAGTCCCACACGTTCAGAATGTAACGCTTCTTTGCAGTCCAAATGCCTTTGTTTGCAATCACTTCACGCTTCATGAACATCTTTTGATCAAACGCATTCATGTAGTTCGCTAGTTCTTCATACGCTTTATCGATAAACGGTTCAATCTTTTCTTGGCAGGCTTTGTCGATAAAATCAACAATCTTTTCTTCTTCGATATTCTTCGATCCGTAGACCATATCCACCAACGGACCAAGATGGAGATATACAGAGTCCGTATCTGACGCAATGACATAATCAATTCCTTCAGTCTTCAATAGTTTGTTCATGTACATATTGAGTTTGTCAGCAATCCAACGAATTGAAAGTTGACCAGAAAAGGTAATTGCTTCTGCCTGACGCAGATCAAAGAATCTAAAATATTCGTTACCTAGCGCACCATACGCTGAGTTTAGTTGCACCTTCTTTGCAAGTTGCAAATTCTTGTAACGTGATATTTCGTTTTCTAGTTGACGTTTTCTTTTCAGTAGTTCTGTTTTATCAGACATAATGGAAATAGGTACTCATAATATACTTTGGTTTTTCAGTAGGCATAATGCCTTCGTGTGGATACATCCACATAGGAGGAAACACTAATAGGTTACCTTGTTTTGCTTCAATTGTCAAGGGCTCCATGCCTAAAGGTCCATGGAATCTTGTTCCTGCTTCGCTATCGTTTAAGTAAAACAAAAAGGAAAGATACCTTGTGCATGATTCTAAACTTGACGCATCGGAATGTAATGGAAAAGAATGTTTGTTAGGTTCATACCGCTTGATACGAAACCCTTCAATACGTCTGCGCTTTGGCATCATATTATGTGAATCATATAAAGTTTTATAGTGTTCGGCCACATGTTTTGTGGTATCGATCAATGCCTTTACTTCATCTTCCCAATCAATTTCAATTTGTTCAAACATGCCATGAGACAAATCTTTTGTCTCCTGTTCATCAAATTTACGCATCAAATGTTCGCAAAAATCTTTTGGTAAAATTTCTGTATAAGTTTGTATCATGCTAATTCCTTTAACTGTGCATTGACTTTCTCAAGTTCTTTCTGTGATTCAATCATCTTATTTTTATATAGAACACGATCATTATACATTCGTTGCATCATCTCAGGTAGAAAGCCTTGCACATCTTTTCTAAAATAATGGCCATTGGCAGCCATAACATATTCGCTATCATTGTTATATTTACTGTGCAGTAAATCTTCAATACTTACGCTGGCGTGTTTGCCGTTGATGATAGTCTCAGGCGAAATATTGTATTGCATAATCAAGTGTGGATACAGACTGTTCAAGTCAAACGATACAACCCAATCATATTTGCCTGTTATAGGCTCTTTCACATAGGCACCCTCATACTTCTCATTCTTTGATGAGAATTTCTTTTGAGGTACGACAACACCTTTCTTCCACAAGGCATTATGTGTTAGAGTGTCCCACATGCGTACTTGCGTGAATACATCAGTCATATTGACCTTTGCATCGTATGCCAGCGCCAGCACCATGTCAATGAATTTCATTTTTTCATCGAGGCGGTCGACAAGTTCCACATCTTTGATGTTGTATTCAATAAATTTTTGATAGTTGTTTTTATAGAGTTGGTGTAAAGTTTCATGCTCAGAATAGTCTAACTTTTTATCACCAAGTTCGATGTATGCGATATGGTCAAGGCGATAAGATGCTTGTTGCGAATAAGTAAATTTCTTGTACAGTTCTAGATAATCTAGAATTGCAATACCCACAAGATCAAACGCAGTTTGCTGTCTGTTGTGGATTGTTGTTGTGCGTTCGCCAATCGATTTGTATGGGGACAAACGCTTTGCTGTCTTCTCACCCATCAAGCGATTAATGCGATTGTAGATATATGGAATATCAAAGAATTGAATATTCCAACCAGTCACTACGTCTGGTGATTTTAATTCCCATAAATTTAGGAATTGTTCGATCAAATGATTCTCATCTTTGCATTTGAGATATGATACATTATCTTGATGTGTTTCATAGTCGCCACAACCAAAGACGAAAAACGTACCATCAATCTCTATTGTGATTGCGGTGATTGGTTCACTCGCTTTGTCTGGCTCAGGAAACCCGTTCTCAGAACCAACCTCAATATCAATGTTTGCAACACGAATTAAATCTTTGTCGTAGTATACTTCATCTGGATACTGCTCATTGATATACAC